AAGGAGCGTCAAGCGCTTCGTGAAGTGGCGAGTCGTGTCCCAGTCCTCGGTGGCGTTAAAGCCTTCCGTGAAGGGGCAGTTAACACTGGCGCTGGCCAGCCTGAAGGCAAGGCCAAGTCCTCCTCCGGTTGGGGCGGTGGATTCAGTGACGGATTCAAAGGTGGCTTCTGATGGAGGCCACTCCCCATTTTCAATGGTCAGAGCTGACGTGTAAGTGCGGTTGCGGAACGAGTTATGTTTCTGTCTCCGCACTCGATAAGCTGGAAGCCATGCGCAACATTTTGGGTAAGCCCATGTATCTGAACTCAGTGTGTCGCTGTCCTATTCATAATGCCAAGGTAGGCGGCGCTCCTCTTTCACAACACCGCTCCACTAAGGAGCGTCCAGCTACCGCATTCGACATATCCCTCCAAGGGCAAGACAAGGATGAGATCATCCGTCTGGCTGAGCGGGTGGGGTTCAAGGGAATCGGTATTAACTACAAGACGTTTGTTCACGTCGATGACCGCTCGAAAAGAGCAAGGTGGTAACATGTGGGAAATGATAGGAGCCGCATTGTTCGGCTCAACAACTGGACTACTGGGATCAGTGATTTCTAAGGCGCTAGAAATTTGGCGCTACAAAGAAGAAGCAAAGGCCAGACAGATGACCTACGACCATGAGGCTCGTTTGCTTGAAATGCAGATGCGCGATAGAGCGGCTGAGCGTGAGAGTGAAGAGGCTATCACCAACACCGTGGCTGATGAGTCCGTCAGGGTTGCCTCCTACAAGCATGATACCAACAACGGTGAAACGTCACCGTGGGTGAATAACATCCTTCGCTTGGTACGCCCTGTGCTAACGGTGCTCATGATCTTAATGACGTTCTACGTTGTCGCCACGTTTGAAGAGCTGTCTCGTGTGGACTTAGCGGGTCAGGTAATCGCAATCACATCCATGTGTTTTGCTTGGTGGTTTGGTGATCGCAGCAAGCGGATCAATGCCTGAGTTATTCCTTGGGCATAGGGTGGTAACGCATGTAGCTGTCGGTGTTATTGCAGCTTTTATCTCCGCCGCAGTTTGTGCAAAGCCATGTTCCGTCTTTTTGCGGCTCTCCGAATTGACAACTGCTGGGTTCGACAGGGACATCCTTGTCGCCCCAGCAAACGTCTCTCTTGAAACACCCCTTGCAACGCCAATCCGTGCCATCGTAACTGATCTTCCGAGCCTCCCCATTCAGCACAGTGATGATGCGCTGTTTGAGGTAAGACCATTCCAGCTCATCAAACTCGACAATCTCGGCATGGTAAGTCGACTTGTCCTTGTTGTAGGCAATGAAGAATGTCTCGGATACCTTCGATAACGCCATGTACATTTGTACCTGCGCATAGTAATGATTGTGAGAAATCTTCATACCTTTTGATAGGAACTTCTGAAAGGAGTTGTGGTTCATGGACTTAATTTCCAATACATAACTCTTTCCGTTAATCTCAATCATGCCATCGGTGTGACAGGAGATATGGCCTCCGAGTTCTTTGTACTCCCACTGCTTGCAGGTGAGCGGATCGTTTTCTTGAACGTCGATGTTAGCGGCTTTCTTTAGATCAGCCACCACGATGTCCTCGATGATGTGGCCGAGGGCGAAGATGCGTTTTAGATTAGGGGGAGCGGGGGTGTTAGGATACCCACGAAGGGAGTAGGCGAGATTGGCATCACAAGGATTCCCAACCCCGCTAGCACCGATGTACTTGCGTGCCTTGGATTCGTTTTCAGCCTCAAAGGCCAGATCAATGTTCGTTAATACTTCATGCGCTGTCGCTTGATGTGCCATTTTGGTCGAGCCTGTACATAAACAATCCACGCTTAATGTGGATGCGGTCAATTTTATGACCTCCATGTTTCGCTTTTCGCAAGTGACGAATCTGTGCGCTTATGGAAGCCTCTGGATCGCCAGTGATAGATGCAATTGCTGCCAGCGTTAACGGCTTACCTGCATGCAATGCAGCGTATACTCGTTGTCGTTGACCCGTCAAGCGGAAATCGTCTCGCTCTGGCTGGTAATCACTCCCCGCAAATTTACTCATACTATTCTCCGTTATTTTTATAGGGGTGGGGGCGTCAGCCCCCAAAGGCTACAGACCTCAAAAAGGGATGTCGTCATCGAACTTATCGTTATTCGCTGGTGCCTCAGTGGTGGCTTCAGCAGGCGCATCGGATGCGGCAAAGTACGGGTTATTCTGACGTGGTTCACCGCCACCTTTGCGGCGCTCACCTGTGTTATCAAACCAATCAGCACCTTGCACAACGTGCACTCCAACTTTCAAACCTTTCATTTTGGCGATGTCAGGTGAGGAGTGTGTGTAACCAGCTTTCACAAGCATGGTTTTCAGTCGGCGTTGGCCGATTTCTTGGGCTTCAGACGAGGCGTTGTGCACGTTCATGTAATCGGTGACGTGACCCGCACCATCGAGCGATGTCAGGGTGACAGCAAGGCGGTGGCCTTTGCCATTCTTTGTTTTGTTCAACTCCGCATTGGTGATGCGGCAAATGTGATTGCCAGCAGGTAGTGTTTGCCCACCTTTGTCGGCTTCAATTGCGTTTAAATCTATGGCTGCTAAGCCGTTCCATCCACTCATATTATTTCTCCTGCGCCGCAGCAGTTTCTGCTTTGGCGACTTGCTTAGTTAAATATTCATCCCACTCACCATCGGCCATGGCCATTTTTGCAAACAGCTTGGTCACGTCATCGCACTTCTCAATAGGTAGTAAACGCTGACGAGGATCGCGGGCTTTAGCGTAGTAGCCTCGTACTTGGTCTGTAGCTAAGTAGCGAGTCACCTTGGGGCTTGTGCGGTCTCCATCGGTGTAACGGATGCCGCAAAATACATGGTCAAATAATGCAGGAATCTGCTTGGCCACCTTGCTACCCTTGACCATCGGCCAGTAGGTAGTCAATCCGTTGTCATCTTCCTCTTCGGATAGAAGACATGTGCAGACTACGTGCATATCTAAGTCACGAATCCACTTCAAAGCGCCGATCATCATGCGACTGTTATCGCCCCATTTCTCGAAACCGTTTTTGTTTCCCTCATGCACCTTCTCTAGGTATTCCATCAACTGATCCGACAGCTCTGTTACGGAGTCGATGAAGATGGCTTTGTATTCCAGCGCGTTAAATTCAGATGAATTAATCATCCGCATCGTGCCTCGAAACGAGAACACGCCGTTATCTGGATCGTGCTTGCCATCCCACGAGAGTACAGGGATCACATCAATAGACACATGCTCCAGTGATTTTAGGCCACCCTCAAGAGAGATGATCAATGTCTTGCCGTACTTGTTCTGTACATTGATTGCCTGAGTTGTCTTGCCCCAGCCGTGGTGTGCGCACAGGAGCGTCTTCTCGAAATGCACATCTGCATCCGAAGTGTTCAATACTTTAAACATTAGATTGCCTCAATTTTGAATTTTGGTTTGCCTGCCTTGCGTGTCAAGGCTGCGCCCAGTACCTGTCGTTCTGGCTCATTGGCGGAATCAAATTTTGATTTCGACACCTTGAAGTTGAAGTCGACGCAGCTTGGCAGTTCAGCCTCGTCGCTCTGCACAATCTCTTTGAGTACCGATTGATCCCAAGACCAGCGCTCTGTCACCGCTGACTGAATGAACAAGCGGTCAGTCTGAAACGAATGCGTACCGACCTCGCGCATTTCAGCAGGTATTGCCGCAATCAATGCCTCTTCGGCTTCTGTGAGTGATGCTTTGGCGGCTTGGTATCGCTCCATAACCAACACGTAATCGAGTGCGTATTCCTGCACCACTTCTTTTTGTGCGTCTGTGTTGACAACAGTCGCAGCAGTCTCTTGCGAGGTGTCATCTTCATCGAAGAATCCCATGCTAACTCCCTAGTTTTTATCAGTGAATCGTATAAATGATTGCTGATCAGGTTTGTAATGATTCCAAATATAATTTAAGATTGTCTCGAAATCAACACATTTTTACAAAAAGGAGAAATTAATTATGTCAGTTCAATATAGATTGAACGTCCATCGGCTGTTCAGAGACTTGGGTGGGCCGTCAGCATTGGCGCGGTATACAGGCCATCCCCGCACATCTTTCTATCGCTGGCTCAAGGCCGAGTCTATCAGTACAAAACTATTGGAAGACATCAAGACAGCCTTTCCTGACATCGAATTAGATTTTTATTTTGAACCCATTGAGGTCAAGAATGTAATCGCCAGAACGGGTCATATTAAAAAGGGGCTTGGCCCAGCAACCATTGAAAGAAACATGACGAAAGCAGAGAAAAATGCTGTTGAGTCGTATCACAAAAAAAATTAAAGAGGTAGTAGTTATGAGTCATAACATGGACGCAGCTCTGGAATTCCTAGAGTGGGGGTGGGCCGTCATTCCATTATCGGCCACGGAGAAACATCCGCTTGTTAAGTGGAAACAGTTCCAAACTGAGCTGCCCACCGAGGTGGATGTTGAGCGCTGGTGGACAGCGTGGCCAGATGCAGATGTCGGTGTCATCACGGGAGCGATCTCTGGCTTGTGTGTGGTTGACGCTGACAACGAGGAGGCAAGGGAACGCGCGATCCTTGAGGGATATGAGTCGCCCATTGCGGTGAAGACCAAGCGCGGCTGGCACTACTATTTTGCTCACCCGCTGGATGGTGGCTGGCGAGGCCCACGTTCAGGTGTCAACGCGGGGGATCATTGGATTGGTCAGAATGGTTTAGACTTTCGAGGCGATGGTAGTTATGTCAAAGCGCCACCCTCGACAGGTTATAAATGGTCAGTGCCAGAAGGTTTTGAAATTCGTTCTGACATGCCAATTTTTAGAGATTATGAAAAGCCGCTGCCAATTGTTGACGAACAGGCAACAGAGTTCATGGGCCTTGAGTCAATTGATCTGGCAAGTTTGGCGATGGAAGGGGAGACAAAGCGTGACATCTGGGTGGAGACGCAAGACTACGCCAACAACTTTGCGGATGGAAAAATTCCTACGGATGGGCATGGTCGTCATGATCGTGTGTTTCAATATCTATCCCATGCCGTACTGACTCATGGTGTCGGCACAGAGCTGGAGGATGCAGGTCGAGAATTTATGGATAGGTTCTTCACGGAGCCGCTGCCAGAGCATAAGTTCCAAACCAATCTCACTAACGTGCGCGAGAAAGAAATGCGCAATCACCCTGAGAGATTTGACATCGAAGGGAACTACATTCCTCGTGAGACTGAAGACAATCAATCACTTGATTTTGTTGCCGAGGAGGAGGAAGAGGAAGAAGGTGATGACATTAATCCACTTACGGTGGCTAATGCGGATGCGCTGATTGAAGAGGCGGCCAACTTCAAATATCTGATCGAGCCGTGGTTGCGCAAGGGAAGCATCACCCAAATCTTTGGTTATTCC